CTGTAATGTTTATTATATTGCAGATGGTACAGTCTCCGGTCATTATTTAACAACACCATATAATTCTATCTGCCAACTTGTTATGTTGTTTACTGTGTGTTATCTTGATTTCAAGTTGCCGTTAGAACAAGTTATGGCGAGGGTTTATGGTGATGATGGTTTAGTTGGTTTACCAATACCAAATATAACATATAAAGATTTTGCCGTTCACTACAAACGAAGATTTGATATGGATTACACACATTGTAGTAAGGAAGATGGTGATCATGAAGATACCATTGAAACCGTAACATATTTAGGAAGGAAATTTTTCCAATATGAAGGCCTCATGTTAGCCCCACTGGATGAAAGAGTAATTTTAGAAATGTTATACTGGTTTAGAACAGATGATCATGATGGTACTGTAGCTTCAACGATAGATTCGTATTTGCTAGAGTGGACACATCATGGGAAGGAGAAATGGACTCAGTACCGCGATGAACTGTTGACCATTTTGGAGGAACGTATGCCTGGTTTTTATGCAATTCCCGAAATTCGTAAAAGACAATTTGGATTGTATATGCAGAGATACTGGCACTCCACAATATTTCGCCCTGAAGCTAATATTTGGTCTGACAAGACTTGTGTAGTTTCTTTACCTGTCGAAACTGATAACTCCCAGATGGCTGGGAGAGCAACCAACGAACCTCCGATGACGGAGAAATTTGAGTTGGGTGGTGCGCATGATGTTGCGCCTGTTGATGTAACTAACATCAATAGTGAAGTACATCAAGGAGCATACATTGCTCCTAACCTTGAAGAGTTTGATTTAGATCGAGTCTTGTTACGTGAATACCCGGTTGGAAAGTTTACTTGGACTACATCCATGGCTACTGACTATAATTTAGGTAATTTATCGTTTCCAGAAGCTTTATTTAATCAACCGTTCCTTAAGGATAAATTGAAAAACTTTAAGTATTTCCGTAGTGGTATTAGACTTTCCATTCGTGTTGTTTGTAATGATTTTGCTTATGGCACTCTTCAAGTTAAGTTTTTACCTTATAAGCAATGGTTCCCCGATGCTTATACGACTACTGGAAATGTTTTTCAGACTGGTCTCGGTTCAGGATACCCGCATATTTTGTTACAAGCTGACGCAAGTGATACAAGTGTGTATGATATTCCATTTATTTACCCAACCCGTTGGTTAGATAAAGAAACGTACAAACCAGGAGATATGGGTTTTGTTGTGTTTTCAGTTTTGAATCCGTTAACAAACATTTCTTCGGAAGTTACTTCCGCTGATGTCTGGATTACTGCACAATTTATCGAACCTAAAATGGCGTTGCCCTATTCACCAGAATCAGAAGTCTTTGAACCTCATTCTGGCGAAGAAGATTTTTCTATGCCTCGTCCTGTACCTTTAGAAGGAACAGCAGTTTTATTTAAAAGAGTTAAAGGTGAACAACCACGCAAGCTTACTGAGGAAGAAAAAGAAGCGGCACGTATTAAACGAGCCGAACAGTATGCACGTTGGGAACAAATTTACAATGAAGTTTTCCAACCTGTTGGTAATCCTTATAACATCTGTGATGAAATGAGATTGCAGGCGAAACGTAAGCGTGAAGGTATTTACGATGCCATTGAACGATTCCAACCTGAATCGGAAGATCTATACTGCGGTACAGATGATGAAGGAGGTTGGGGAGAATTTAAAGGAGGTAAACAAATTGGTAAACAGTCTGGAAGCAAGATGGTACCTTATAAGAAGAAACACGCTGTCCCTAAAGAGGCAGCAGCTAAATCTAAGCAAGGTATTATCTCATCTACACTTGAAAAAGCGAGCGATATTGCTGGATTTCTTACTAAAGTTCCGGGAGTTGGTGTTTATGCCGATTTATTTGGTACTGTTGCAGCACCCATGTCTAAGTTTTTAAAACAACGTGGGCTTAATAAACCAACTACTCTTGCTATGACTGACGTGGGTAAAATTAATCCTTTCGCTGACATGAATTATGGTAAAGGTATGAGCTTAGTTCCTAAGTTTGCTATGGATCCATCAAATGGTATTAGTACTCAGCCTGTTGTTGGAGGTGTCACTCATGATGAGCATGAACTTCACTACATTGCTGGTACTCCTATGTTGATCGGAACTTATGGTTTGTTACCTGGAACTACTCCAGGGCCTGTTTGCACGTTCGGAACTGACAGAAATTGTTATTGCGATTGGATTACCCGTTTGTTTAAGTTTTGGTCTGGT